AACAAGGTGGATTAGTTGTAGCAAGTAATGGTTTTCAAGTAACAGGGAATATTGTTGTATCAGGCAATGTAGATGGGCGTGATCTAGCAACAGACGGCACAAAATTAGACGGAATAGAGAGCAATGCGACTGCCGATCAATCTGCAAGTGAGATATTGACACTCATCAAAACGGTTGATGGGGCTGGAAGTGGGCTAGATAGTGACTTACTAGATGGTATTTCTTCTGCCAGTTTCTTAAGGTCTGATACTAATGATAGTTGTAGCAGTACTATCACATTCACTGGAAGTGCTGGTGCTAATGGTCTTGATTTAGCAACTAATGATATTTACGCATCATTTAGAGTTTTTAGAAATAATAAAAGTAATGGTGATGGAATGTATATTGGCTATGGACAAGCTAATAGCGGGATTACAAGAATATATGGAGGAGGAGCTACAAGTGGTGGATTAGATGTAAGAGGAAGTGGTGTTAATGACGTTAAAATAAATGGAAATACAGTATTCCACGCTGGTAATGACGGATCGGGGTCAGGGCTAGATAGTGACTTACTAGATGGTGTTCAAGGTAGTAGTTACTTAAGATCTGATACTGATGACACATTTGCAGGAAATCTAACTATTGATGATGGTACAGATACTATTCTTAATGTTAAATGTGATGATGGTGGCTTTGCACTAATTAGAGCTAGTGGAGACGGTCAAGGCACTGGTGCAGTAGAAGTTGGACAATCAAATAGTTATGGAGGCGGGATTGCATACAACGGAGACGGATCGCCAAGTTTTGCATCTGGCGAAACTGCTGACCATATTATGTTTTATAGAATAAACAATGGAACAAGAAGTGAGGTTTTCCATTATCCTTATAATTCAGATACGGTTAATTTTAACGCTAGACCTACTGTTGGCGGTGTAGGTCTTGTTAAGACAAACGATACTATTGCACAAGCGACAAACGCATCAACTCTAGACAACATAGATAGCGGTAGTTTCTTGAGATCAGATGCAAGCGATACATTTAGCGAAGTTTTAACCTTATCAAAAGATACAGAGGACGTTGTTAACTTTTCTGCAAACTCAACAAATAATAATAGAGGTATTTCATTTAATGGCAGAACCGCAGTTTCCGCAGATTATAATGATGGTTGGCTAAGACTTAACAATGCAAGCGAGTTTGGAAATGGAGTTTATACACCATTAGGCATGAGGGCTGATGGAGGTTTTAGTGTAGATGGAGCTACTGTCATTGATGGTTCTGGAATTATAGTTGCATCAAAAGTACCAACTCTTAACCAAAACACAACTGGTTCATCTGGCTCTTGCACAGGTAACGCAGCTACAGCCACACAGTTGGCAAATGCTAGAACTATTGCTGGTGTTTCATTCAACGGAACTGCAAATATATCACTGAATAATAATGCAATCACAAATGGTGCTGGTTATGTTACCTCATCTGTTATTAACTCTTTAAATGCAAGTAATCTTTCCTCTGGAACAATCCCTGATGCAAGATTCCCTTCAACACTTCCAGCGATTGATGGATCAAACCTTACAGGAATTGCGGCTGGAGCAACTGGGGGCGGCAGCGATCAAATTTTCTACGAGAATGGGCAAACTGTAACAACAAGTTATACTATAACTAACGGCAAAAATGCTATGGCCGCAGGGCCTATCACAATTTCAAGCGGAGCCACGATCACGGTTGGTTCTGGTGAAACTCTTACTATTGTTTAATTATGAAAACTCTTATCGAAAAGCAAATTCTTGAGTGGAAAGAAGAACTAGCAAGACAAAAAACTACAAAAGAACAAGCTGAAAAAGTATTAGAACAAGCAATAAAGACTATTGATATGATCGAGGGCGGGATACAGGCTCAGGAAATGTTGTTGAAGAAGTTGAACGAACAAGAATCCCAGCCAACAGATATAAAGGGGCAAGACCCAGAATTAGAGCCAAAGTCATCAAAGACAAAGGGGCAGCCAGCTTGATTAGTATTTCTCTAAGCATAAATGATTGATCGCATTATAAAATTTATTTCCATCTTGTCATTTTTGATGTCAATTTCAATGGCAGCTTTTGGATTTGTAGCAATACGCTATATGCAAAGCCCAGAGTTTGAGAGGACATTAAAAAACAAAATCATGGGAAGTTTGGAGGATAAACTACCAGATGTACTGGGAGACTCGCTTCCTGATTTGACAGGACCTTCAATTCCTCTTCCTAAAAAAAAGGTAAATCCACTTGGAAATACCAAGAATTGAAATCCCTCAGATACAAATAAAAAAAATAATAATTCCTAATATAAGAAAATGGGAGCAATATCCATCAACGTTGGACATAATTGATAAACCAAAGCTTGATTATCCTGTTGTAAATATTCCCTCCTTTGAGCCACTTGAATATAATCCCGACAAGTTTACACCAACAGATCCTGTCAAGCAGCCAGAGCAAAAGCAACCAGACATACCTCAACCGCCAGAATACAAACCCAAAGTAAAAAAAGATAAAGAGTTCTTTATTAAATGCCCTAACGAAACTAACATTCCAGTAGGATCATTTGCCAACGATCTTAAGTTGGATAAAGTTGTATCCCACAAACTTTCTGAAGATGGCAAAGTCTGCTATGAAGTCTACGAACCATCCACCTTTATTGAGAAATGGATTCCTAGCCCTCCTATTCTTGTCAACACTTCAATTATTGCTGTTACTGCGGCTTCAAGTCCTATCATATTAAATATTCTTAAAAACCTTATTAAGACTGCGATCAAGAAGCTGACAAAGAAAAAAGATGAGGTAAAATAAATGAAAGTCCATGATTCGGTCACTTCACTAGGTTGATCTCCTCCCAGACCTCTTAGTTGTGTCTTTGATGGACAAGGGGGGTACTTTAAGCAACCAGACTCAATATCAAGTTGTTAACTCAACCTCTGCTCTGTTGAAGCGTCAGTTGCTTTTTAATTTATGAGTATGCGGTATAACTTGACCCATTTTTGGTACGACTTCGATATCTTCGCATAAAGAATAATATTTAGAATCTTTAGTAAAACGGATTCCGTCACGATAAAGCTGACCACAATTTTTTAACCTTGCCAATTCGTAGTTGAGCCTTTCTTTAGATAATATTTGCCTTTGTATTTTTTCTTGAGTTGTTGCACTTTTCAAACAGGCATCTTGAAAACGTTTATCGAGTGGAACAGATATTGTTGCAGCAATTCCAAAATTAAAAGAAGTCGCATCTTTGTTGCCACTGTAATTTTCTCTGAAGAAAAGAATCTCACCAGCGTTTGTAAGGTTTCCATCGTCGTCTGTAGCCTCGTTATAAACTGGCGTGTGATAAATGTAGTCTTGAGGTCGTTTAATTGCTACAGAGGTCGTTGCAAATGGACTGACACTTAATGTAGCTCCTGAGCATTTGATTCCGTTTCCATAAGTATTTTCGGTCATTGGTCCCGTCAGAACTTGGGTTGCAAAATTAGAAACTGAAGAGCTTGTATTTGACTGAGGATTGGCGACTGCTGAGGTGTTTGCGTAAGTCGGCAAACAAGAAAAAAGACTTACTAATTGGAGAAGATAATAGTGGTATCTGTAACCACTTCTGATTGAACCGTTCTCGTTATATCGATCACGCTTTCCAATGAAGGTCCTTTGTAAAACTCTGAAAACTGAAAAGCATTCCCTTGTGTAGTTTGCTGCCAGTTTGGTTTTTGATCCAGATTTAAGCCTGTCCATTCATAAGTTGTTCCATTTACAGTTTCAGTCACTGTGGCATTAGGCATTGAAATTGAGTCGCAATTTCCGCAAGATATGCCCGAACCAGTGACACTGTAGGTATAACCAGAATTGTAGCGAACTTCTCGGATATTTTCTGTCAAATTATTTGTGGTGACGCTTCGACTTGTACTTGTGGCACTTGTGAAATTTGGTACTACAGGAATTGCATATGCTGGACTAATAAAAAATATAAACGGCAGATATTTCCACATCAATCAACAGTTAAGTCTGTGACAAATTGACCTGTGAGAACAACTCCAGTTCCTGTTCCACCTGTAAGAGACATTGTGTGATGATCTAAAGTGACGGCTGCTGTTCCCACTGAACCAGCTGCTGTTGAAGTCAAATCACTGAAGTTGCCAACTGTCCCTACAGTAGGAGCTGATCCAGCAGTAGCATCACCTTCAAGATAAGATTGAGTAAAGCTGAAAGTTTCACCAGCAGTTGTTTGTGTTGCACTTGGCATTGTTACCGCTGGAACCCCATTAGTTACAGATCCAAAGCCACCAACACTTGCAGCATCTCCACTCGTGGTTGTTATATTAGTTCCGCTTATGCTGTAAGATGAGCCGAGCTTGTCAGCAGAGGTTGCAGCCGATAAACTCTCTAACTTGACGCTTGATGTGATCGTGCTTTGAATATCGCAAAAAGCTGCCGTTGGAATGCAAAGAGCTGTTATTAATAGAAGCTTTTTCATTTGATACCTACATTGGTGTCCTTGTTATCTACTATCTTAGCAGCGTTTGAGGGTTTCTTTTTGTTAACGGAGATACCGTAGCTGCCTAAAACTCCACTAGTCAAGCCAGCTAAAAACGCCCCATCATTGCGAATCTTATCCATATATCCGAGGGTCATCATTGCTAAACTCCAGCAAAGAATCATAAATCGGACAGCGTGACCGAAGATTTCACCCCAATCAGTACCTTCTTTTTCTTCTTGTTCTTCAGCCATAAAGTTTTGCTTTCTTGTTTTATACTAGCAATTTAGCTATGTTAGGAAAAGAAAACAAAAATTCATGTCAAAGTTTCTAATTAATTTATTCATCCGCTTCGGCAGAAGTGAAAGTCTACGCAAAGCGGCTCTGAATCTATTAAAGGATCTGGCCTCAAAATCAGACAATGATGTTGACGACGCAATTGTCAAAATGATTGAAGAGAAGCTGTTTCCTGTAAAATGATAAAAAAATTTCTTAATATCGATATTGAAAAAGCACCTCCTGAGATGGAGTTAGAGGTTGAGCTTCAGTGCAGACAAATCATGGAGTCTAACGACATCGATAACATAAAAAGGTACTGCACACACTTAGTTCGTCATAAATTAAAGCAAGATATGTTTTTATCTTCTATCTTGAATCACTTTATAGACATTCAATTTGTTAAAAAAGTAAAAAAACAAAGACGTTTTAAATTATTTTAAAGTTTTCTCGTATTGTTGAATATATTTATCTTCAAAGTCTCTGATTAACATATTGTTTGTTTTATCAATTTCATAGTTAAATTTTAAAACTGCGGTTTTTATATGTTCTTTAACCCAACGACCCTCTTCATAAATAACTTGGGCCTTACCATTTTCTTTGATAAAAACATAGTGATCTTGACCTTTTAATTGAACATCTAAAAAGTTTCTTTGTAGATCTTTTCGTCGTATTTCTTTCAGTTTCCTTAATTTGACTGAAGTGTGCTCTTTTTTCATTTTAACTCAAGAGTAATATCAACCCAAGAAGGCTGAGGTTTGCATCCATCTATAACACCATAAAAGGGATTATTTATATATTCATATGTTTTTTTTTGAATTAAATCATAATAAATCATCCCAATATATGGGTTAGATGGAAACTTTGTTTTAGTCATTAAAAAGGAATTTCTGAATCCCAATTCATATCATAGTCTGATTTAGGATTTTCATCTTTTGAGGTGTGTTGATTCCAAGCTTTCATGTTTGGAAGCATTCTTGGATTGACAGAACCAAAGGCTCCATAATCGTCCTCATCATCATCAAAGGTATTCTTTTTACCGTTGGTGCTGATGTAAACACCTTGCACTTTTACTTTAGTGCCTTCTCGCATATCGTAGACATTTCCTTCTTTATGCTTTGATGAATCTTCTTTCAAAGCTTGGAAATGGTTACAAAGAGCATCTATACTTTCGAGTGGCACAAAGATGTTAAACCTTCGTGGAAAGCGGTCTTTGCTGTTTTCAAATTTATTATCACCAACTGTGAAGTTAATTGGCAAAGGTAGTGCGTTTTCAAATTCCATTTTCTTTTGGTGTAATGTTGTTTTCTTTTTCCCAAGCAATGACTTGGTCGAGGTTGTAGCGAACTCTTGATGCGGAAGGAGTCGATGCAAACTTTGGAAGTTCATACCATTCTGGCCCGACTTGTTTGTTTTCCTTTCTAGTTTTCATTCGCCATATTTTGACCGTATTATCGGTCACACCATAGCGTTTTGCTAATTGCTTAGTGTCAAGGTAAGTTGCTGTTTCAGTCATAATAGAGAAGCCTCCTTTTGTACGATAGCGTTGGTCAGCTTGTGCCTTTCGCTATCATTAATTTTGCCATCTTTAAAACTTGCGTCTAACCTTTTTTTAATTTCATCAAGGTGCTTTTGGGATGGAGCTTTTTGTATCCATTTCAATGCAAGTTCTGATACTGAAGGTTGGTCTTGTGGTTTTTCTTTGTTGGTTTTCCACGATTTGTCTTTGCCATTGTAAAGCGATAAACCGAACTGATTACCAAACTGCATGAAGGCTCTTTTGCGAGCATCTGTTTCAGCTTCTTTGATAGCTGACTCGTGATTGTTTCCATGATTACTTTGGTTGCCATGACCAGCACCAGTTCCTTCTCTAATCACATCTCCAACGGTGATTCGTACTTTGGCAATGTAACTGACGGCTCTGGGTTCGTTTTGAACACAAGTTGTTTCAATAGTTTCACTGCTCCAGTTACCAAACCCAAAAATGCGGTTGGCTTCAGCAATGACGTGGTAACCTTCGACGTAAGCAAGTGTGTTATCTTCGCCACCCCAGCCAGCAGCTCTTTCTTTTACGTTTTTTCCGAGTATAGGCTCATTGAGCAACTCGATTTGTTCTTTGGAAAATTCCATAATTAATTCGTTAAATAAGCCCAATTAGGCAAGGATAAAGTTTCTACAGACTCGCTGTAACCACGCCAATAATTATCGGTGTGGCATTGTGAAATCTGTTTTAGTGCGAGGGACCGCAAGGCACGACCCTCTGCAATGGCATCGTCGTCAAGTGAATAAACACCGACAGCGAAAGGATAAACCTTCTCAACAAATACAAAATAAAATTCAGTTGCTTTAGTCACTTCTAAATAGTGAGCCGCTTGCAAATGATATAAATATCGTGCAATTGTTTTAGTGGCATTGTCAGGAGAGGCGTTACCTTCTCCTGTGGTTTTAAGGTCAACAATTACGTCACCACATATCCAGTCGGGTCTAGCTTTTACATCAAGTCCTGATTCTTGGTCTTGTATAAAGTAACTAAGTTCTGGCTGCCCAAAAGATAAAAGCTTTGAGGCGGTTGGGTGAGCATGAACCGAAGCTGCAAGAGAAGAGGACAGGTCGTATTCTGCCTGTGAAATTGGTTCTTTGCCTTGAGCAATAATTTCTTCTGCTGCGGCCTTGCCAGCTTTTGTTGTTCTGTTTGGGCAGATGACATAGTCTTTTGCTGCCCTTTCTGATTCAAGAGTAAAGGCGTGAGCCAGTTCCCCATCTCGAAATGCCTTCTTTACAACTGGTGCGTGGTCGACTTTGCCGTCGCCATATTTCAATTGATGCCAAACTTTAGGACAAGTTTTGACCCAGTTTTTTAGGTCAGTTGCACTAATACGATCATCGGCATGATATTCAGCGTTTGACATATTCATGAGGATTGGGTCTTGATATTTCATTTAAACCTCCTGTATTCACGATCAGAAACGACATTGCATTCCCAAAAACCTCGTTGTTCCCAAGTGCCGATGTATCTTGGGTCAGTCTCAACAGAATGATGACCAGTAAACTTTCGCTGCTTGGGGTTGGTTCTGTTAGATATTTTTGAATAAATATCCATACTAATTTCACGAAGGGAGTCGCATAAATCCGACTCCGTTTCTCCATAAAGTGTGATTTGAACTTTTCTCATGTGCAATCCTCTATTTCACATTCAAGTCTTAAATACTCATCCCATTCTTCAGAGGTCTTGCTATGACCTTTGCTGTCAAGAATTTCAAACCTGATGCATTTTGCTGCTAATAAAAGTTTTTTATTAACACCTGTTGCCTTTGTCAGTTTTTGTTTAACTGTCATTTTTTAAGTTCCTCGCAGGCTAATTGAACACCAGCATTACAATCTGCAATTGTCATCTGAGTGAAAGTGTTGTCAAGGGCGGTTAGAAGTATGCCGCCCATCGCAATGTATAAAAGAAAATGTTTCATTACTTAGTCTCCGTAACAAAGTGGTCGCCTAAGAAATTTCTATATCTTGATGGCAAGGTTCCTCTGATTCGGTCCATTGCTTTTCTAAAAAAGGTGATTTTTTCAACTTCCCATTTGCTGTCGTTGTTTAGTGGTTCACCACGCTTTCCTCCAAGAATGTTGAA